GAGTAACCAAGATGGCAACGAAACAGAAAACGAGAAAACCGAATCAGCTTCCATTGGTGGCGATACCAAGTGAGCGCGCAGATCCTTGGACGATTCACGTTCAAGCAAAGTTGGTGGAATTGGAGGCAGTCAAGGCGGCCAGCGATAGGAAGTGGGGAGAAAATCGACTGATTACTTTAGTAGACAGTGATGTCAGAGAGAAATTCTGGGTGCAGAACAGTCGAGTTCACCAGTTCATCGTGGCAAAGGATCAGATCAAGTTTGATTCTGCGGTGGCGGGAATGATCAGGGCGTTTGGCGTGTTGGACAGCAAGGCAACCGAAGCAGGGTTCCAGCCAGCAGGGAAAGATATTCCGAGAATCGAGTGGGAGATGGATAACGGTCAGGTCATGGTGGTCACCAGAACGCAGGCCGAGGCTTTAGCAATCCAGACATCCAGAACAGATCTGCGGGACGAGCACATCTGGAGCATGGAAGAGCTGGAGGTCTTCATGATGGAGTCAATCGTTCAAGAGGTGATAAAGATCAAAGCCATGATCCCGACAGCACAAGTCACCAAGTTCAGCTCAACCAAGCTGGGTGGCGAAACAGGATTTGATGACTTTGAAAATGACCTGACATTCAGCGACAATGAGCCTACCGAGTTCAAGTTCAACTCAAAAGCAGCAGAGAGGTTCAAACATGGGACAAATTAAGCTATTGGCGGCTTTGATCCGCGAGAAGGTGCTGGCGGTTGTCCAGCGCGTCAAAACGGCTCTGAGGGGGTATTGAGCGTGCCTGGAAGACCTAAGTTCAGACAAGACATGGCATTGCTTGAGCAATTGCCAGATGACATGATCGTCAGCATGTTTGAGGATGGCCGGTCACAGACACAGATCTGCTACGAGCTGGGTATCGGGCGCAGGGCGCTAGAGCAATGGATGGAGGATGCCGATCCCCATATAATTGCGCGTGCGCGCGCGAAAGCGGCCGATAAGCTCGCGGTGGAGACTATGGACATCGCGGACAGCATGGCCGACAGCAATCCGCAGCGCGACGTCCAGCGCATCCGCACTCGGCAATGGCTGGCCGAAAGGTGGGATCAGAAAACTTATGGCCTACAAAAGCAGGCGCAAGTGACGATCAACATGCAGGACCTGCGCATCGACGCGCTGCGCCACGTCGAGGTCATCGACGACTTATCCACAGGGGAAAAGGCATGATGTTCATCGCGGCCTGTGGACAACTGGCATTTGCCGAGGTTGCTCATGTATAACCTGTGCGCAACACCTTGCGTGGTTAACATAATGGACATCGTATAAAGCCGCCAAATGCGTACAAATACACAAAGCCCAATAGAATCAACGACTTACGCCAGTTCTGCGTCTGGAAGTTGTCCACATACGCCGAAGGTACTCACCCGCTGGCGCGGCGGCTCGACCCCCCCATCGCTCGGCGCGGCGGGGGCGGCTGATGGTGCACCCTAAGAGACAGCGAAACCCATGACCCACCCCCCTACCCCCACTACGCAAGCCGCCAAGCCGTCCAAAAAAAAATTGGCCACAGCACCCGATAACCCATTTGTCGAATTCGTCAAGCTCTACAAAAATAACCCTGTGCTCTTTGTCCGAGAGGTGTTAAACACTGAGCCTGATGGCTGGCAGATCGAGTTCCTTAATCACATCGCGGCAGGCAACCGGCGCATCAGTGTCAGATCCGGCCATGGCGTTGGCAAGTCAACGGCGTCGGCCTGGGCGATGCTCTGGTATCTATTCCTGCGGTTTCCGGTCAAGATTGTGGTGACGGCCCCCACATCCAGCCAGTTGTATGACGCCTTGTTTGCGGAGGTTAAGAGATGGGTGAAGGTGTTGCCGCCTGTCTTGGCCGACCAGTTGGAGGTCAAGCAGGACCGAATTGAGATGAAGAGCGCCAACAATGAGGCGTTTATCTCTGCCAGGACATCAAGAGCAGAGCAGCCTGAAGCCTTGCAGGGGGTTCACAGTGACAACGTGATGTTGGTGGCTGACGAGGCCAGCGGCATACCTGAACAGGTATTTGAGGCCGCGGCTGGCTCGATGTCTGGACACGCCGCGGTCACCCTGTTGCTGGGCAACCCTGTGCGGTCCAGCGGGTTCTTCTTTGACACGCACAACCGTCTGACGGCTGACTGGATCACGATGAAGGTGTCTTGCGCCGACTCTCCGAGGGTCAGCGAAGCCTACATTGAGGAGATGAAGGCGCGTTACGGCGAAGAGTCCAATGCTTACCGCATCCGCGTCCTGGGTGAATTTCCAAGGAGTGACGACGACACCGTGATCCCGATGGAGTTGCTTGAACTGGCGACACAGCGGGATGTGGAAGCGAGTAAGCACGCACCTTTGGTGTGGGGTTTGGATGTGGCGCGGTTTGGCTCGGACCGGTCTGCTCTGTGCAAGCGGCAGGGTAATGCGGTGCTGGAGCCCATAAAAACGTGGAAAAACCTCGATTTAATGCAATTGACGGGCGCAGTCGTGGCCGAGTATGAGATCCTCGTCCCCTCTCAACGGCCACAAGAGATTCTGGTGGACTCGATTGGTTTGGGCGCTGGCGTGGTTGATCGGCTGAAAGAGTTGGGTTTACCGGCTCGCGGCATCAACGTGGCCGAGTCACCGGCCATGGGCGGGACGTATAGGAATTTGAAGGCTGAACTGTGGCACAAGGCCAAGGCATGGCTTGAGCAGCGTGACTGTCGGATGCCTAAAGATGAGGCACTGATTGCTGAATTGGCGGCTGTGCGTTATTCGTTCACGTCCAACGGCAAGATCCAGATTGAGGGCAAGGATGAGCTGAAGAAGCGCGGTATGGCGTCGCCGGACAGAGCTGATGCTTTTTGTTTGACGTTTGCCTCTGATGCTGTGATTGGGATGTATGGTTCGGCTGCCTCGACCAAGTGGAATCAGCCACTGCGCAGAAACTTGCCACGGGTTGCATAATTAGTTAATTCTTTAAGGGAGTGATTCAAATGAAGATGACCAAGGCACAAAAGAAGGTTGGCAAGGTGATGGGTGAATATAAGGCTGGCAAGCTGCACTCTGGCAAGGGCGGCAAGGTTGTGAAGAGTCCCAAGCAGGCCATCGCCATTGCGATGTCTGAGGCCAAGATGCCCATGCGCGGTGCTCGCACTGCCAAGAACATGAAGACAAAGGGGATGCGTTGATGTCTACTTTAAAGCGCACCATGGATCAAGCCATGGACAAAGACGAGGGTTATGAGGGCGGCGATGAGGGCGAGAGCTGCCCCATGGCGACTCAAGACATCACGTTGAATCTGAAGAATCGCGGCAAGGCGATTGATTCTGCCGACTACGGTCCTGAGAATCCCAAGCTGCCAAATAAGCAGTATTGGATGAAGATGGCCGATGAGTGGCAGGTGTCTGAGGATGACGCCAAGCAGAGCCTTTGCGGGAACTGCGCGGCGTTCAATCAGGAAGAGTCGATGCTTGAGTGCATTGCTGATGGCATTGGCGACGAGGGCGACCCTTGGGCCATGATTGACGCTGGCGACTTGGGCTACTGCGAGATCTTTGACTTCAAGTGTGCATCCAGCCGTACCTGCTCGGCTTGGGTGGTGAGGGAAGAGGGCGAAGATGAAGAGCCTGAGTCATTGCTGACGATCAAGATTGGGGTCAAAGGTGAAAAGTAAGCCTGGACTTTATTCAAACATCCAAGCCAAGAGGGCGCGGATCGCGGCTGGCTCTGGTGAGAAGATGAACAAGCCTGGCACGAAGGCCGCGCCCAGTGCTGCTGACTTCAGGGCGGCGGCCAAGACGGCCAAGAAGCCAAAGAAGTCGGCCAAGTGATTGCACCGATTTGCATTTCAACAGTCAACGGCAAAGGTTTGCGGGTGATGCTCACAAGCATTGCCGAGTACTGTCCCGAAGTGCCTGTCTATTTGCGCGGACCCGAGTCCATTATTGGCGGCTATGACACTGACCTGAAGATCTTTGGCACGCCGCGCAATTTTGGCGAAGATTACAACGACGTCATGGACCGCGCCTTTGCTGATGGCTTTGACTCTGTGATCTGTGCCAATGACGATATTGTCCTGACACCCACCAGCTACAAGCATTTGCTGGAAGACGTGGCGCAGTTGAAGGCCGAGACTGGTGAGCCTGTTGGCTGGGTGGCGGCAAGATGTGACGCTGCGCGGCCTGTGCAAAATGTGCGAAGCAATCCCTTTGGGCAGGAGCTGTACTACTTCAAGTACCCATATGAAGACGCCATTGTCCCCATGGAGGTGCTGAGTCCCATCTTTTCATGGATTGGCCGCGATGCGTGGGAGTGCTTCAAGTTTCCCCCTTTGAACTGGTACTCGGATGATGTGCACTGCGAGGATTCC